ATCAGCAGTTAATATATTTGGAACATATTGAGCATAGAGATCTTGGTAATCGCCTGCTGGTCTTGATGGATTAAAATGAGGTTCTTTCATAGCTGGGAAAGAGTCGTCATGCATTTCGTTAATGGCTTGTTTGATCAAGCGTCTTAAATAAGATTCTGTGAGTTTCATTTTTTATTTTTCCTTTCGCCAAGATAAGCGATATTGTAATTCTTGTTAATAGAGTAAGCAGCAGTTCCAATAGAACCTTGACGAGCTTTCTGTGGCACTTCTCCAAGTTCGGTTGAATCTTGGTCTGTTGGATCGGTAAGGTAATCGTCTTGTGCTTTACGCATCGCTTTCTCGTATTCAAACGAAGGTCTTTCTTTATCCATAAACAAAGCAGTTGTAAATATTATTACTTCTATTGGATCTACTTTCTCTTGTGTTTGAGGAATAGAAGCTTCCATAGAAGCATAAATGTTTCCAGCTTGAATTGTTGATGGATCTATTACTCCACGCTTGTAAAGAAAGTCAAAGTATTTATTTTGAGTATAATATACTTTATCATCCATCGCAATAGTGGATAGGGCTAAGATCTTATTTTTTGATGGGGATAATATAATATCAATATAAGGATGATCTTGAATTATATAATTACCATCTAAGGTTTTTCTTATATCAAGACGAACTTTGGTTTTTGGGATTTCTGGTTCGCCAATCCCTTCCATGCTGTCGTCTTTAACTTTAATCTTTATTGACATTAAACAAGTTCCTTAACTAACTGTTGTAATTTCAATACTTTCTCAACCATAGCTGGAGTTACTTGTGTTGTTTTAAAAGCTTCAAGAATATTTAGTAATCCTTCTTTTTCTTTACTCTCCGTGATTTGTTTAGATGATAAAACTACTTGTCTTATTCTTCCAATCTCTTCGTTAAGATACATTTTAAAATCAATATCGTCATTTGAATAAGAAGCGATGTATTTGGTAAGAAGTTCTTTTTGTTCTTCCATCAAAGAGGTTCCATACTTGTCGTTGAATTTCTTTACGAATTCTTTATAAACAAGGCTATCAATTGGTTTAAGGTTATTTTGTGCGTTGTCTTCTGTAGATAATCTATCAATCAAATATTGTTCTAAAATAACTCTTGTCTTCATAGGAATTTCATTATCAAAGATTTGAGCTATTGTTGCTAGGTCTTTGTAGTTAGACATAAAGTTTGTAAAGACAGAAGGATTTACTTTTTTATTTACATCATTTATAATTCTTGTTTGTTGATTGAAAATATCTTGAGGCATAAAAGTAGCATACATTCTTTTTGCTTCATTCAACATTCTATTGGCTGTATCTTTATTAAGACCTCTTGTTTCATAAAGAGATTTGTAAACATCTAATTCTTTTGATAGTATTGAACCTTTTTTGAAGTGTTCTTTAATAACAGACATAATAATTTGTTTTGTTTTCTCGTCTTTATTTACAATTGCCTTAGTTAATTCTTTTGTTAATGACTCAAAAAGAAAAGCTGTATTTCTTTTCTTATTGTGTTTGAGTTTAAGTTTTTCCATTCTTTTTTGTCTCCAAGCTTTCTAAAAGAACTCTAGTTTCTTTTTCTATTGTAAATAGTTCGTATTCTTCGTCTCTGTGTTTTTCTTGTGAAGTTTCGCTAATACCTGCTGCATTTGCTAAAGATTTAATATCTTGGAACCCTGGAAAAATATTCTTTACACTTGGACTTGCTGTAAATCCTCCACCAGAAGCTTTAAATCCTCTGGCTCTTGCTCCTACATCTCGTTTATCCCCACCTCTGTTAGCTACTGGTGAATATAATTTACCTTTTGAAGCTGGAGTTGTTGTTACTACTTTTCCTGCCGTATCTCTTCTTTTGCCGGGGGGTGCTGCTAATAATGTGCTTCCTCCCTCGTCTCCTGCTGCTGGTGGGGCTTCTGGGGCTTCTGCGCCTCCTGCTCCACCTTCTGGTGCTCCTCCACCTTCTGGAGCTTCTGGTGGGCCTCCTTCTGGTCCTACGTCTGGTGGGGTTTCTTCTGGTCCTCCTCCACCTAAACCTCCAAGGCCACCTCCACCGCCTCCTCCTCCACCGTCTTGTGGTTGAGCACCAGCAGCTTCAAGTGTAGCGTTGAATTTACGATCATAGAATTGTTCTCTTTGAATACGGAGGAATTCTTCATCGGAGATACCAAAGATATTATGAGCAACCCAACGTTTAGAGAAATATCCTTCGGTAGCAGAACCAGCAACATCAAATTTAGTTTTCCAGTGTTCAAGTTCTTGTAGGGCTGCAATCTTAGAAGGATTATTAAGAGAAAGTTTAAATGATATAAGATCTGAACCTCTATATCCAAGAGTAAACAAATGGACTATACCAATCTTTTCAAGTTCTCCAACAACAACTCTTTGTAATCTTTGAACTGTTCTAGCAAAGCGAACATCTTTTTGTGCTAGTGTTGCTTTGTCTTCGCTTGCTCCATCACCTCTAATAAGATAAGACATAGGAACTTTAAGAGCAGCAAATAATTTATCTCTTAAATATTTTACGTCCTCAATAGCAGAAGCAAATTGACCACCGGGAAGTGCTTCAATTTTATTATTATTTACTCCACCACGAACAGGAATAAAATAATCCTCGTCAACGGACATAGGATTATAACGAAGGTCAACACGACCAGTTGTAGCATCGACTATTTGATTTCTTTTCATAGTAGTCATAGCTCTTTGCATGAACTGTTCAATTTCTTGTGGAGGAATATTTCCAACGTCAATATAAAATACTTTACGTTCTGGTGACCTTGTAATACGATAAGCCATCATCGCATCTTCAAGTAAGGTAAGTTGTCTCCAGATTCTTCTTGATGAATCCAAAACAGAAGTTCCATATGGAGAATGTTTATCGTTTCCAAGAATACGGAAATGTGCTACTTGCCAATTCTCAAACGTCATACCAGCAGAGTTCCACTGGAATTGAACGTAATTTGGATTGGTTGGATCTTTTCCTTCCATTCTTTCAACTTGGTTTGATGGAAGACCAATAGCAGATTTAATACCTAAATGTTCATCAATATCAAGATAAACAAAGTGATCTCCATACTTACACATATTTCTACACCAATTAAATAAGTTGGCGTCTAAATTAAGCGTCTTCATATATAAGGTTTGAAGAATTGATTTAATTTCTTCGTTAGGACATTTGATACTCATTAAGGGAGTAAGTTCGTTTGATGTAGTCATTTCATCTGCGTAAATATCTAAGGCAGATGCTATCTCTGGCATATATTCCATTTGGTCAAAATCAATATACCTTTCGGCACGATTTTGATTCGACATAAGTTTGGAAGAGAAATTCTCATAAGGATTATAAGCTGATTTCTTAAATTCTAAACCAGAAGCAGATGTAAACTTTGAACCAAGTTTATCCATTTGGTTACGTCTGTATCTACTTTGAACTGATTGGTTATAATTAACAATAGGACCAGATAAAAGCTTTGTTAATCTTTTAAATAAAGCTGAATCTACGTTCTTTGTGTTATTCTTATTTTGATCTGCCATTTATCATCCTTTATATATCCAAAAATATTGTGCGTGTTCTTGTTTTGCTTTTTCTATAGAAACAGACAAGTCCCTATTGTAACCTTGCATACCTGGAATTTTTGTATCAAACATAGTATTACTTTTTGTGAAGCCTGTCAACATCGCTTTCTTATATTCTAGCTCTCTTTGATTAGTTTGGAAGACGGTATCTTTAACCCAACAAGCAATCGCTAAAGACATAACCAAATCGTCGTTATATCCCTGCATCGCTTGTGGTCTTCCAAATATCCAAATGAATGTGCTTAACTCATGAAAAGTTCTTATTGAATTTATTTTAATACTTTTGTTTCTAATAAATTCTTCCATCTTCGCAACAATTAGAGGTCTTGATTTATGTGAAGTTGTAAAACCTGGGACTGTATTTGTTGTTCCCTCTGCGGTTACTTGATCAACAAATTCTGCTGAACCTTTTGTTGAGAAGTAAACGTTTGGATAGCCCTTGTCTACTATCTTTTCTAATACTGAGAACCCAAGATTATTGTTTTCTACAACAACCATACAGTTTCCGTATTCCTTACCAGTATTAACTACAAGCTCTGCGAAATCTTCTGTAGTTATTTTACCTTGATACTCGGCAACAATTTCCATAGTATCTAAATTAAGAAGGTGAAATACAGAATTATCTTTACCATCACCTCTCGCAGTATCAGCTACAAGAACATAAGAATGGTTTGGATTATATTCTTTCCATATCCAAAGATTTCTGTCCATATAAGTTCTATATTTTGGTTCGCTACAACTCTTTTCTATATATTCTAATTCTTCTGCACCAACTACGGTTTCACCAGAAGCGTTAAAAGAACATTCATATTCTTGTGCGATTTCTCTTTTAGACATATTCTTGGTTTCTCTTTCAAACCAAGCTTGATCTCTATCTGGATGAACTGACCAGTGTAACCTAACTGGATGGAATTCGTTTGTTCCTGTTTCCGCATCTAAATAAGTTTGGTGGAACCAGTTGCCTACACCATTAGGGGTTGAGATAGCAATACAACGACCACCAGTAGCAAGAGTAGGATATACACCTGTCCATAGGTCTTTCATGTTCTCGATGAATGCAGCTTCGTCCAGAACCAATAAAGAAAGAGCCTCCGAACGACCAGCATCACCAGAAGTCGCGGAAGCTTTAATTTGTGAACCATTTGTAAGTTCAAATGAGTTTCTATTGTCTATTGATACATCAGCAATCATTAACCACTCTGGTAAACTCTTAATAATGTATTTAACTTTCTTAACCATGTTTGCTGCTGAAAGTAATTTTGTTGCCAAGATAAGAACGTTCTTATCTCTGTGAAACAACATTAGCCAAGCAATATAACCTGCTACGATTGTTGAAAGACCTAACTGACGAGCTTTAAGAACTACGTTGAAACGATAGTCCTTCATATCTTTTAGAACTTCATCTTGAAATTCAAAAGTTCTAAAAGGTATTGGACCTTTCTGTGTGTCCGAAATTCTTGCGTATGTGTTTAGAAAATAAATTGGATCTTTAGCACACTTTACAATTTCGGATTTAATTTGTTCTTTTGTAAGTCGGTATGCTGTAGCCATTTCATTTTATTCTTTTTTCTTTTCGTCTGGTCTAGTAACGTTTGAAGGTTTCTTAGCCTTCTCTCTTCCCATAGCAAGGAATTTTTTGGTTATGTCTCTTGTGGTATCTTCGCTTGGAAGTCCTACGGAAATAACTGCTTTTTTATCAAGTGAAGTTATCTCAAATTCTTGATACATTCTAAGGTCTGTTCTGGTTCTTGAAACTGGTTGGACAAAGATATCAACTTCTCCAAGTGCTTTTAAGGACAAACTATTTTTTGTAATTGTCTTGTATTCTTTCTTTAAAAATTTAACAATATCAGCCATAACTTGTTCCATTTCGTTTTCAAACTTTGGACCTTTATGGATTTCTTTCATAGAAATTTCACTTTGGTAAGTAATACAAAGTTTGTTACCTTTGAACTTAACTTTGAAACCATCAATAACTCTTGAATCAAGTATTGGATCGCCTTCTTCTCTACGAAGACCTATCTTTCTTTCTTCACCATCAGCATTATACTTTGCCATGTGTGAGCCGTCATAAGCATGTGAAGCTGCTTGTGAGATGCCTTGGATTATTTCAAGGGTTGTAGCCATTATATAGTTCCTCTTTTTGTATCATAATTAAGTGCATGGTAGACAGAGCCAATATCTTTTTCCATTTGAGAAACTTTTGATTGCATCCACTCTGGTAGATTATCGCCGTCTTGAATCATATCGTGAAGTTTTAAAGCATATTCACCAATTTTAAAAAGTTGGCTTTTTGTCATGTAACCTTCATAATCTAATTCTTGATCTTGTCCCTCGACTGTTTCGTCATATCCGTCAGTTGGAGAACCTTGTTCCAAAGCTTCTGCTCTGTTCCATTCTTCTTGAATTATTTGTTTTAGTTCACTTCTTGTTAACGTTACTTTCATTTGGCCTCCAACCTGTTTTCCATCTTTCTTCTCTTCCTTCTACCCACTGAACGTAGCATTTGAAGCAACATTCATATCTATTCATATATAGATCATCTTTGCTATCAAAAGAATAAACAGAACAAACTGGACAGGTTCTTTTACTGTCTTTATTAAGTAGTTTTTTAGAAATAAAAATACCATCAATATTTATTTTTTGGTCTTTTTCTTGTTGTTTTGTTTCTATTGCTAATAATTCTTTTAATTGCTCTACATATTCTTTTTCTTTTTCTTCGTTCCAATAATGTTTTGGATTAGCAATTGTGTCTTCACCATACTTTTGTGCTATGGCTTTTTCAATTTTTACAATCTCGTTTGGGTCTTTCATTTTTTTAAACCTAATTATTTTATGGATGATATTGTTAGCAATATTAAAAGTTGGATTATAAACTTTGTAGAGCTAAAAACACCAGCGTTTGGAAATTTACCTGTTTGTCCTTTTGCTAGAAAAGAAAGGATACAAAATAAAATAAATTATATTGTAACTGATTTATCTGACGTAGACAATATTGTTAGCAAAATTAACAATAATAACTTTAACGAAAAAACTACACTATTATTAATAGATACTCATAACAAGTTAACAATTCAAGAGAAAGAAAAATTTGAAGATATTATAAATGATAAGTGTAAAGATTCTTGGGCTGTTTATTTACTTGCTAATGAAGATTTATCGTTTAATGGATTTTTTACAAGAACAAATGAATATCCATTAATAATAGTGACATCAAGATTAGAAGTTGAAAAAGCAGAGTTATCTTTAAAATCTACAAAATATTTTGATAATTGGACTGACTATCATAAAACAAGATTAAAAGTTGATTAATCCTTTATTGGTCCACCTTCTACCCAAGCATCACAAGTTCTTTTAGCAGCACATTTAAAATTTAAAAATTTACAATATCCCAAAGTTCCTGCGTCAATTGTTGCCCAAGGATCATCTTCTTTACCAATTCCTTTTGCTATACAAGTTTTCATTTTATTTGTCATATCAAATGCAGCACAGTTTCCACATAACATAGATTTAACTTCTTCAAAGCTATCAACATTCCACATTTCAGCTTTAGCCTGCCAGAAATTATTATTTGGCTCATTAGGATTAGGTGGACCATAATGTTGTTCTTTTATAGCTTTATTTCTATTTTGTAAATTTAAATTTATATTTTTTGTTGCTTCTGGACATTTAAAAGATTTTGATTCATTTAAATTTTTTATTAAAATTTTAATCATTTGTTAATTCCTCGTAAACATAAATAGTACCAATTGAGGTAGCAAGTCCAGCAGCAAACCCAACTCCAATCCACAAAGGAGTTAAGTTTCTATTTTGTTTTTTTATAACCTCATAAGTTCTATCTAATTCTTTATTTTTTTCTTGAATTATTAAGTCACAAGATTTCTGTTTTTCTGTTAAATTAAATTTTAATTTATCTATTTCTGTATCTTTTGTAATAGTTAATGTTTCTAATTGATGTGTTAAATTTTCTTCACACAATTGAAGTTTACTATCTTCTAATGTAATAATTTTGGCTAAGGCATCTGGTGTTAAAATTGTACCAGTAAACGGTGCAACTTGCCCTTGATTTATATTTTGAAAATCTTGGGCAAGTGCTAAATTACAAAATAGTAGTAAACTAATTACCATTTAACTTATACCTATCTTTTAGTATTATTGTTATTTGTGTTGGATCGTTTTTAAACCTTTCTGTAAGTAGAGATTGTTGATGTTCTTGGGTTTGTTGTATTCTTTCAAGTTCAGCATAATGTCTTTCGTTTTCTACTTCAATTGAAGCTCTAAAATCTTCAAACAAACCATCATAATATATTTGTTGATCTTCTAAAGATTGTTGTAAAACTTTTATTTGTTTCTCGCTTGAAACTCTAGAACTATCTAAACTATTAGATAAAGAACTTGAAGAACTATAAAAGTATAATGGAATTGCTATAGCATAAATTATAGCAAGTAATAATTTCCAATTTTCTTTTAAAAAATTAAGCATTTATATTCTCGTTATTTGTTAGTTGACGTTTTGACTTTGTATATCTATCAACTATATCTAACGCCCCTTGTGAGCCAATATATACCATACTTATCATGATCCAATCATCTGGTTGAATTTTGGCAGTATACATAAACACTGTTGCTATAATCCATACAAGCAACTTTCTTGATACAATCTTATCTAAGAATTTATCTAATCCGTTCTTCAACATTTATTTTCCTTTATATTAAATAGTGATGGAAGCAAAACCATCTTTATTATCAATTGTAATTATTTGATCTGCTACATCTTTTAAAGCGTCCATGTGAGAAATTAGAAGGACCGTATCATAGTAGTTCTTAATCATATCCAGAATTCTAATAAACCCTTCCATGTTCTCACTATCCAAAGCAGTTCCTGGTTCATCTAATATAAACAAATTTGATTTTGGTAGATTAGATACTTGTAGAAGAGAAAGGCGTATAGCCATAGCAGCAATAGATTTTTCTGCTCCCGAACCCATTTCAATTGGTCTTGAATCTCCATTTGGATGCTGAATATTTATATTCAGTTTTGAACCATCGTCCTCAAAGAAAACATCAAAATCAACAACATTAGAAAGAATTGCTGAAATCTCTTCGTTAATAACTGGAAGTTTCTTTTTGATAATCTCGTATGAAATTCCATTTGTGCTTGTTGCTTTCATAAAATAATCATAAGCAGCAAATTGATTTCTATAATTTTCTAATTCTTTTTTAGCTACTTGAAGGGTAGCTACTTTTTCAGTTAGAGAACCAATTTTCATATGAGATTTGGTAACTGCTTCGTTAATCTTTTTGAAATCTTCCTCTAACAGTTTAAGTTCTTTTTCTTTCTGTGCCTTATCAATTCTTAACTCTGTTGCTTTATTGAATATTTCTTCGTTCTTTTTATATTTATCAATCTTTTCTTCTGTGATAATCATTTCTTTTTTAATGTTTGAAATAATTGTTTTCATCTTTTCGACTTCTACTTTTAGTTGTAGTTCTTCTTTTTCAAGTTTGTGAACATCATTTACATGAGTTTCATATTTGTCAATTTGTTCATCGATGCCTTTGTAACTTTCAAGTAGATTTGAAGCTGCTTCTTTGTCTTCTTCTAACTTTTTCTTTCTAGCTTGCGTCTCAATTAATTTTGGCGAAGCCTCTACCGCATCTTTAATAAACATACAACTTGGGAATTTTGAATCACATGGAACCTTTGTTAGAAGTTCTGTTTTACTTTTAAGTCCTGTTTCTTCTTTTGTAATTGATTGTAGTTCAAAATTAATTTGTTGAAGATTAGAAAT